GAGGAGTTCGAGGACGACGAGGACGAGGAGGACGAGCCCGAGCCCGCCCCCAAGCGTCGTCCGGCCGCGACCCGCAAGGCAGCCCCGGCGAAGCCCGCTGCCAAGCGCGTGGTCAAGCGCTCCCGGTAGCATGGACGAGGCGGAGATCGTCCGCCGCATGCTCCAGCGTCTGAACCGCATCGATGGGGTGTACGCGATTCGCACCCACGGGGGTACCTTTCAGCAGAAGGGTACCCCCGACATCATCGGTTCGGCGCACGGTCGATTCTTCGCTATCGAGGCTAAGAAGAACGCCCGAGAGAAGCCCTCTGCGGCGCAGCTGTATAACCTGAAGAAGTTCCAACAGGCTGGCGGTGTGACATTCGTCAGCTACGACCCCAAGGTCGAGGAAGTAGTAGCGTGGATAAGCAGTCTATCGAACTGATCCAGCGGGTGTGGAAGCACACCGGCAGGTCGGGCAAGGTGTGGATGCCTCACATCGCCAACATCGGCGTCAAGGGCAAGGAGAGATTCCGGGAAGGCCCGCCCATCGACGTGCGGAGGCCACACCTCCCGGACCTGCGCGACGATGTCGACTGGTACTGGACTCCAGGCATCTCCAGCAGCGACAGCCGCAAGGCGAAGAAGTACCCGGGCCAGCGAGTCGCCTGGGTGGACTGCGACGAGTCGTACGACCGTAAGCTCCTGGAGAGCCTTCGGCCGTCGTTCATGTGGGGGACCAGCCCAGGCCATCTGCAGGCTGTCTGGCTTCTCAAGGACGAGCTTGCGGCCAGCGAGTTCCACCGTGATGGGTTTATGGGTATGCTGGCCCAGGCGCTCGGTGCCGACAAGTCGGGCGTGGACATCGGGCAGCTGCTCCGGGTGCCCGGCACCTGGCACCACAAACAGGCACCGTTCCGGGGCCAGGTCGTCCGCAGCGGCGGCAACGTGTACACCCGAGGCCAACTCCTCACCCGCGTGGCCCGAGGCCTGGGGTTCCCGGGAGGTCTCGCCAGCGACCTAGGCGCGGACGATCCCTACGGCGACCGCAGCAAGGTCCTGTGGAAGATCAACCGCTCAGCTGCCGAGCTAGGCCTACCGCAGGACCTGGTCTTCAAGATGGTCAAGGCTACGGCCTGGAACAAGTGGAAGGACGACCCGGACCGGCTCAAGGAGGACATCGCCAGGGCGTACGAGGCGCAGCCCATGGCACCCGACCCCGAGAAGACTCAGGCGCTCGAACAGCGCGTGCACGAGCTTGACGAGGACGCCGAGATCGTACCCTGGACGATGGCCAACGTCGGCGACTTCGGTCCCGTGCTGCGCCAGCCGCTCCGGTGGGTTCTGCCCGGCATGATCCCTGAGTCTGGGTGTGGCCTTATCGTGGCAGCCCCGAAGGTCGGCAAGACCCGTATCGCCATCGAGTTGGCCCTGGGGCTCGCCTCCGGTAACAGGCCACTGGGCATCTCAGCTAAGCGTCAGGCGGTCGGCTTCTTCTCCCTGGAGGACGGGGAGCACCTGTTCGCGGAGCGCCTGGCGCACGGTATGCAGGGACCCCGAGCCAAGTATCACTGGGACGGCCACATCACACCGAAGCTCGTCTGGGAGCCCCCGCAGCCTCTCAGCCTGCTGACGTACTTCAGTTCCATCGACCTCACCGACCCCGAGGACCAGCAGCGCCTGTACGAGACTATCCTGAAGCACGACCTCCGGTTGGTCATCATCGACACGCTGAGCATGGCGATCGGCAAGGCCAACGTCAGCGACCAGAAGGAGATGTACGCGGCGCTCAAGCCCCTCAAGATCATCGCCAAAGCTACGGGCTGCGCTGTCATGTTCATCCACCACACCCGTAAGCGCGTGTTCGAGAAGGGTGAGACGATCCAGGAGACCATTCTGGGCGCTACCGCTCTGCACGGGTGGTCGGACTTCATCCTGAGCCTGGCACCGCCCACCGAGGACAGCGACCTGCTCCGGCTCGGGGTGCAGAGCAAGCGAGGGAGCCAGCGGCACTTCATCGATAGTCATCTGAAGATCATCAAGACTCCCCCGCCGGAACCCCTTGCGGAATGATGACAACCGAGCAAATAATAGTCACATGAACTACGAGAAGTACGTAGAACCCCGCTATAACGCAATCCCGGTACCCGAGGACAGCGTCTGGCGGGAGATTCCCGGTTGGCCGGGCTACTGGATGAGCCAGTACTGCCAGGTATTCTCGATGAAGAAGGGCCTCGTGCTCCGGGAGTGGTCCAACGGGTGGTACGACACCTTCGTGACGGTGCGTCGCGATGGCAAGTCGTACAGCCGGAAGGTGATCAGCCTGTACAATCTAACTTTTGCGGATATGCTCGAAGTGTGGTAAGCTATTCACATGGACCTCAGCGGAATCAGCCTCCACACCCTGAAGCAGAACCGAGCTACCTACAGCCGTCGCCTCCCTGACGTCCGGGCAGAGCAACAAATCGCTGAGGTGGACGCCGAAATCTCCCGTCGCAAGGAACGCCAGTCGCACCGGACCCCGACCGCTGGGTACGTCCTCACGGCAACCGGCCAGTACGAGCACATCGCAGGCGAGCGCGAAGGGTTCACCAAGTGTGGCGTCGCCATCGACCCCACCCGCCAGTACGGTAATCGTGAGTGGTGGCACTGCCTCCTCTGCGGGCGCTGATCCTACCCCCCCATACTGGGGGTCGACGCGATTGGCTATCGTCCCCTGTACGAGGTAAACTGATCACATGACATCACGTAGTGAGTACTACCGTAACCAGTCCAAGCACGCTCAGCGCGGGATCGGCGAGAAGCCCACCCCGAGCAAGCGCGACACGAACACGGCATGGATCCCCGAGTTCGTCTCCAGCATCCAGGGTCTCCAGGGCCAGTTCAACGTCCAGAGCCTCATCGCGATGCAGCTGGGGGCCACCAAGGACGAGCGCCTGCTGCGCCTCCGCGAACTGTCGAAGATGGGCATCCTGCACATGTCGTCGCACCGCGAGAACGGCGTCTTCGTCGAGTACCGCTGGGAGCTTACTGCGGAGGGCACCCTGTAACCCCAGTGGTGCGGGTAGGCCCGGCCTCCCTCGGCTGCGAGCGGAGACCAGGGCTACCAAAACGGCCGATACGCACGAGGAGAGCCCCCCAGCACAGGCGCTGAGGGGCTCTCGGTCGTTACTGGGCCTACTGGCAGCTGTCACACTGGAGCAGGTCCATGGGGTCGACTGGGGCGAAGTATCCTCCGACGTTCTCGGTCTCTGCCTCGTCCATCAGCTGCCTGCCAGGTGCTTCGGCAGGCTGGTCGGGTCTGCGACCACGCCACCCTCCACGGGGCTGTCGCCGGTACGTATCTGAACTCCGAACTCGGTGGCAATGGCGTTCAGCACTGCCACGATGATGACCGGGACGTTGACATCCGGGTCGAATCCACCGGGGAGCACGAACGGCAACAGCGCCGACAGGATCGTGGTCAGGATGGCCACACCAGTCTTCAGAGCGCCCCGCCAGGTGGCGTTCGGCAGCAGCTTCACGATGAACGTGATGACCGCACCGAGCACCACGATGGCGAAGGTGATGATGGCGTTCCAGTCGACTGCCTGGTCCGCACCGAAGTGCAGGACGGTTTGGCTAGCCCCCACCACCAGGATGAAGAACGGCAGGAGAGCCGCCGCATACTTCTGGAATATGGTACTCACGTGTTGTTCTCGACTTCCTTAGTTATCAGCCACTTGGGCTGGGTTGCCTCGAAGATTTCTTGCTCTTCGGGGGTCATGACGATACCGGTTCGGGTCAGTATCGCGGTGAAGAGGGAGCGCAGCTGCTCGACCTTGCGACGGGCATCTTCCAACTCGCCCGTCTTGTCCTCATCTGCCTTCTCCAGCTTCCTGATCTTTCTGCCTTGCTCCTCCACCTGTTCCATGAGCCGGGTCCGCTCTTTCTTGTATGTGGCCAGTTCTGCGAGGGCTTCCTCGGTAGCCTTGTTTGCGCGGTTGAGCAGGTCCTGGTATGCCTTGGTCTGTACGTCGAACTGGTTGACGTTCAGCCCGCCCTCTTCAATGTCGAGCTTCTTGTTAGCCCCTTTCCGGTTCAGCACGAAAAAGATCACCCCTGGAACGGTGCCCACGATCAGGGACACCGCGCCTGCGATGAGTGTAGTCTGCCACCACTCCATGTCAGTGACTCCTGTTGGTACGGTGTTTCCAGATCAAGATCCGGAAAATGAATCCCGTGCGCATGACCGGGACCACGAGGGGGGATGTGTTGAGTACTAGGTTGGCCCACAGCCGGGGAAGCTCTGGATGGTTGAAGGCGGAGATGACCGAGGTGATCAGGAAGACCACTATCAGTGACGATAGTGCCGACGCTGCGTACATCTCCAGTCTACCCCACCGAGGGAAGAACGTGGCCCCCAGTGCCGCAGCTAGCGCCACCGGGGGGACCATCATCTGAAAGAAGTCTGAAAACTCGTGAGACGACTCCGTGATGAACTCCGGGGTATTGATGGCCACACTCACCAGACCCCAGACCACGTACAGGTAATACAGGATCGCCGCCGTCCGGTGAAAGACCACAGCGAGAATCTCATTGTCGTGCATCTCCTCGGGGTGGATCTTGTTGAAGACGGTGTCCATGGGGCTGTCCTGCCTGTCTGCTACTTCTTGGGGGCGTTGGCCTCAGCAGCGATGGCCGCGAGGTCCTTGTCGGTCAGCGAGCGCGTCCCGTCGGTGTCCCGCGCGGGGTCGACCCCGAAGTGCTTGCAGCACTGCAGGAAGTAGCCCCACGGCACTCCGTGTACCGAGGCCAGGTCCGGCGGTACGAACGCGTCTCCGGACTTGGTCTGGTTCGTGTTCACGTCGACGATGTTCCGCCACTGGTTGAACTCCTCCTCCGAGGGGAACGTGGTCTTCACCCCGGGCATGAGGTGAACCACCCGTCCGTTGGGCGTGTTGATGTACATCTCGGTCATGTCAGCTCCTTTTGCTGCTGCGGTTCCGTTGTTGCTTCGGATCTCTCGTGCTCGGGCGACGATCCAGTCCATCGAGGTCTGGAGGTCCCCACCGGGGCAGGCCGTGGCGTAGGACCCCATGCCCCGCGCGTAGACCTCCTGGTGGCTGAGAACGTGGGTACGGTCGAGTGGCATGCCGTACTCCTGGTTCATGTAAGCTGCGATCTCTGCCAGCTTCTCCTTGGCGTTCTGTGACACGGGGTAGGAGCCCCCGAGTTCCTTGTCACAGACCTCCACGGTACACGCCTTGTCGTCTAGCGAGCTAGCGGTAGTCCACGGCCTGCGGTTCTCGGGGACAGTGAGGGCGATCTTGATGTCGTCGCTGCCTGCCACCAGCGGCCCGATAGCCCACGTGGCAGATACCTCCCGGTCAGACCAGAACGTGGCGATGGTGTCCTGAATCTTGCGGGTGACCGAGTGGTGGATGATGAAGTACACGTCGCCGCCACGGTCGTGCAGGTCCTTGGTACGGGCCTGCTGATCGGTGGTGACGTTGTCTACCCAGTCGACTGGAAACGTCATTCGAGCTCTCCTCTCAGGTGCTCGGGGACGTGCTGCGAGTTGTCGCCGTCGCGGGCTGCCTTGCGGCGGTCCCACTGCTCGTCGGTGACACGAGAGCCGTCCGGATTGTAGTACAGGTCTGCTTGCGCAGCCGGTACCGTGTGGCCATCGATATCGATGGTGTCTTCGGTCATTCTGTACCTCCTTCTGCGGGTTCCCACACGGCCTGAATGGCCTGTGCAAGCTGAGTGTCGGTGACCGCTGCCGGGTTGACACCCGGGCGAGGCGGCAGGGCTTCGACCGCCTCCTGGTACACCGTAGACGCGTACGCGTGGACAGCCGTGATGGTCGACCCGTCTGCGATCTGTGTCGAGATCAGGGTACCGACATTCTGGTTGACCCAGCTTTCCGCGTTCGGGATGTGCTCCTGCTCCGCAGCTGCGACCAGGCGAGACTTGAGGTCCTGGTCGTCACGAGCGGCGATGTGCTGGGCGGTGGTGTCTGTCATGCTGTTCCTCCTAGATTTTGATGATGAAGTTGAAGGTGGCGTAGGGCTGCAGGATGTTGTGTGCCCCGCCGCCTCCGGTATTCGGGACGTCGATGGTGGATCCGGCACTGGTGGACAGACCGAACGTGCCCGAGCCGCTGGCCGCGTTGCCCAGGTTCAGGGTCGTAGAACCGTTGACCCTCAGCGGCCCGTGATTATGACTCGGCATCTCGGCGATGGTCAGCACGTGGGTCTTCTCGCCACCGGTCTTGCCCAGCGTGGCGAACTCCGTCTGGGTGGTGTCCAGTCCTGCGGCCACACGACCCCGCATGTCCGGTAGGCTGAAGTGTGTCGCGTCCGCAGCGCCATAGGCCGTACCGATGGCCGCGAACAGGCGAGGGTATGCCGACCGAAGCAGCGACTGGCCCTGGCACAGCATCCAGCCTCGGGGAGCGGCGGCAGCTGCCGTCATCTTGACCTCACCGGACTGGCCTCCGCCGTTGGCAGGTCCATGGATGACACACTTGCGGATGGACAACTCCACACGCACGCGGTCTCCGACCAGAAGCTCCAGCGGGTCGACCAGCGACTCGGGGATGAGCGCCAGCGGAGTGCTGTCCCCGTCCAGTCGGATCGCGATGGGGTTCGTACCAGTGACGGTTGCCCACTTGAACGATGTGATCTCTGAGAGGCTTGAGACGGTCACAGCGATATCACCTCCTGGAGTGAAGACTGCATGAGGCCCACCGAGGACAGGTCCAGCTGTAGGCGGGTGATGGTGTGCTTGCTGTCGATGCCTGCACTGGAGTTGGAGAACCTCAGCACGTCACCCACACGCACCGGGATGGGGAGGTGAGTGAGCTTGACCTGAGCCTGTACCGCCGACATCTGGATCAGTGTGGTCTGGGCACGCTTCTGCAGGAACGCGGTAATCTCGGCCGAGGTGCCTGCCGGGACCTCCACGCTGTCTACCACATACGTGATCCACCGGCCTCGTGACTGGTAGCTGTACGGGCTGGTCGGGTCCTCGTTGGTCCAGATCCCTGTCAGGGCCGTGCTGTCGGTACCGCTAGCAGACTGCACCGCGATGACCTTGTTCGGCACGCTGAAGCTGTCCTGGCTCCGACTCCACGAGGGCTTGTAGATCGACTGCGGACCATCACGCAACTCCCGAGGCACGTTCAGAACCTCGTAGTTGATGGATCGGTTGGCGGGCAGGATGCGCGGGGTCGTCTGGTAGTTACCGTACCCGTCGATCCAGAGTGAGTTGTAGTTGGCCACATCCAGCAGGTCGTTTATGATCTTGAGCTTGCTGACCCCGGCCTCCCACACCATACCCGAGGATGTGGCCAGAGTGTTCGACTCGTCGATGGCGATGTACTCGTTGCAGGAGGCCAGGATGGAGCGGATCTCCTTGAGAATTGGGGTGCCAGCGGCCACCGCGTACGACTGATCGAACACGTCCTGGTCGGGCACCGTGGTCTTGTCCAGGAGCTCCAGCGACCACACGCGGCCCGTGCTGTCCCAGTCTTCGTCCGCGTTGGAGACCAGGTAGACCCCCAGCGGGTTTTCAGGCAGGCCCTGTACGATGCATACCGGGCGCAGGCGAACGGCCTCCATGGAGAGATCTGAGATGCGCATCATGCCGGGAGAGGCCGTCTTCAGATCCACCACCTCAGCCTTACCACCACCCTTCACAGCGGCGTTCCACGTCCAGGTCAGCGAGCCATCGGACACACCGTCCAGGGTGCCCACCAGCTGATCGATCCCGTTGACGTGGCTCAGCACCTCCCAGCGGAAGGACGTGACTCGGTCACCATATAGGACGTCGGCTGTGCTCAGGCTACGGATGGGGAGAATGGGTGCGGGCATTAGCTCGTCTCCTCGATCGTGAAGGACAGGTCGGCTCGGGTAGCCTTCTTGTAGGACAGGCCCCCGTTCACGGTACCGAACACACGCCGACCGGAGGCATCCCGGTAGCAGGCCTTTCCGGGCATGAGCAGGAAGTTACGGATAGCGGGAATGGTCGAGCCGAACCCCTCGAAGATGAACGACTTCACCTTGAGCTTGACGCTCGTCTCCACACCGAACAGGGCAATCGGCTTGACTCGGCCCGAGGCCTGCACGGTATCGTTGGCGACGCTCAGGTCTTCATCCACCGAGAGGTTGCCACCGAACGCCACGACCGTGCTGTACCCGACCCCCTTGCTGAGGAACGCCTTTCGCTGCTCGGTGGTCACGAGGTTGGCCGTCACGGTCACCTGAGCGCCCAGAGCAGTCACGGTAGTGACCGTGTAGGTGTTGGTGCCATGAATGGTCGGTGTCGTGTCCAGGAAGGTGAGCGCAGCTGCGACCGGGTAGTCGGTGACGATTGTCTCGTCTACCCCGTCGATAGTACGCGTGATGGAGACCTTCGTGGCAGCGGACTGCCCCGCACCAGGAGCCGGGATAACCAGATCCAGCTGACCGAAGCCCGTGTCGGGCAGGTAGCTCGTGGTCACCTGAGCCGGTACGGGCGGCAGGTAGGCCACACTGAACGTACTGGAGACCCACGCCGACCAGAGCCCGTTGGAGTCCTGCACCCGAGCGCGCACGGTGTACGAGGTGGCGTTCTGGACCTGCGTGGCGAACGCGATGCCCACGAGGATCGTGGAGTCCAGGGTCTCCAGCAGGGTCGCCCCCTGCAGAAGCTGAAGCTGAGCCTTGACGAACGTGGCCGCTTCCGGCTGCGTGAACGTCAGCGTGGCGCGAACCGTAGACTCGTTGATGGTACCGCCGTTGGCCGGGGCCGTGATGGTGGTGGCGGGTACCGTCTTGAAGGTAACGGTTACGGGATCCGACCACGGGGAAGCGCCAGTACCGTCACTACCTCCGGTGGTGGCCGAGCCCCACGTACGAACGCGCATGCTCAGGGCCGTGTTCGCCGGGAAGCTGCCCGCCGCTATGGTGCGCTGGCTGACCGCCGTGACCGTCTTTCCACTGGATGTCCAGGTAGCACCATTGTCGGTAGAGCGTGCGTACTCGTACGCGGACTGCGGCGTAGTGTCTACCGAGTTGTGGTTCCAGGCGAACACCTGATCCGAGGCCTTGTCCCAGAACG